CTCATGTCGATGGAATTCATATCACCATTGTCGATGATGTGGCCATTGGCATAAACGATCGGGAGGGTTCTTTTTTGCAGGAAATCAGCTTCTACCCCAATCCGGTTTCCTCCTTTTTGCAGATTTCCTCCCCCGAATTGTCACAAAACAACCTCTCTGTAAAATTATTCGATGCTATGGGAAAGCTTGTTTATTCAAACGTATCACCGGAGTTGGTTGATCAGAAAATAACTTTGGACGTAAGCAATTACCCTTCCGGTGTTTACCTGTTGCATGTGATGCATCAAGGTAAATCACAGGGCCATAAAGTGTTTATCTGCCATTAATAATTTGCCAGTTTACTGGAATTCATCAATGTACTTGAGAGCTATTTAAAACTCCAGCGTGCTCCGTCTTTGGTGTCTTTTACCTGAATATTCAATTTGGCCAACTCATCCCTTATCTTATCCGAAGTAGCCCAGTCTTTGTTGTCNTTGGCTTGTTTTCGGAGGCCTAAAATGGTTTCCATTAAATAATTTACCAGNTGGTCGTTTTGGTTTCCTTTTTCAGGAATTAGTCCCATTATGTTAAAAAGAAATCGGCCAAAAACCGCCTTTATTTGTTCTATGTCGGTTGCCGTGAGGTGGATTGCTCCATCGTTGGCCTGATTGATGACTTTGCTCAACTCGAAAAGTGCAGCAATAGCAATGGGTGTGTTGAAATCATCGTTCAAGGCTGAGATCAGGGCTTCTTCATGGAGTTTAATATCAAAATCTGAGGTATCGGCGGGTTTAATCGATTCGAGTAATCCGAAGGCTTCAAACAATTTTCCAAGCCCTTTCTCGGCTGCCTGCAGGGCTTCGTTCGAGAAATCAAGGGTGCTGCGGTAATGGGCTTGCAGGATAAAAAACCTGATGGTCATGGGTGAATAAGCTTGTGAAAGTGCCGGGTGATCACCACTAAAAAATTCCTCCAACGTGATGAAATTATTTAACGACTTACCCATTTTTTGGCCATTGATGGTGATCATGTTGTTGTGCATCCAGTATTTAGCCGGATCGTGGCCTTTAGCAGCATTCGATTGAGCAATCTCCGACTCATGATGCGGAAAAAGCAAGTCCATTCCACCTCCGTGAATGTCGAAAGTTTCTCCCAAATACTTAGCCCCCATAGCCGAACATTCTAAATGCCAGCCCGGAAATCCTTCGCTCCAGGGTGAGGGCCAATGCATGATGTGTCGGGTATCGGCTTTTTTCCACAAGGCAAAGTCATAAGCATTTCTTTTTTCATCTTGTCCGGTCAATTGCCGGGTGTTTTGAAGCATATCCTCCAGCTTGCGACCCGATAGTTTTCCGTATTTGAAATCCTTGTTGTATTTTTCTACATCGAAGTATACCGAACCTTCCGATTCGTAGCCATATCCATTGGTGAGTATCGTTTTCACCAACTCTATCTGTTCTATTATATGCCCCGAAGCGGTGGGCTCAATGCTTGGGTGAAGCAGGTTGAGTTTGTCCATGTTGGCATGATAGCGGTCGGTGAAGTATTTTACCACCTCCATGGGTTCGAGGGCTTCCAGCCNGGCTTTTTTTGCAATCTTGTCCTCNCCTTCATCGGCATCGTTTTCAAGATGACCTACATCAGTAATGTTGCGTACATACCTCACTTTGTAACCAAGGTCTTGTAAGTATCTGAAAACAATATCAAATGTGATGGCCGAGCGGGCATGTCCTAAATGAGCATCCCCATAAACAGTTGGCCCACAAACATATAAACCAACATGTGGTGGTGCAATGGGTTCGAACAATTGTTTTTTTCTGGCAAGGGTGTTGTAGATATGCAAATGGGCTTCCATGGCCTTTGATTTTTTTAGTTGGCAAAATTATAAAAAGACAAACGAAAACACGACCTGTTTGTGTCGGTTTTACACCTCATCTCAAAAAAAGCTGGCGTGGCCTAAGTTAAAAGTGTTTTACAAAACATCGGCGACGCTTATGTTGTATATGGTCGTAATTTTTCCAGGTGGTAGCTCCTTTGAGATTTGTTTCGAACATGCCGGTTGTTTCTACATATTTTACTCCGTTATCGATCATGCTGCGCTGTAATTCGCTTATCAGGATGGCGGGAAGTCCTAATTTTTGATAATGCGGATCAACACCCGTGAGCAGCAAATCCATGACTTCGGGATGGTTTAGGGCTTTTTTAATGTGCACAAAACCCAGTGGAAATATATAATTGCGAAAACCAAAAGATAGAGTTTAAAAACCAAACGTCAAATGAATGTACAAATTTAACTATGTATTGTCGCTAGTGTATTTAAACCTCATTATATCAGTGTAGCCTGTATTGTGAGTAGTGTTAGTCACAAATCTATACTCCTCACTTTCAGTAAACGGATTAAATAATGCCGGGCGTGTTTCTATCCATTCACATAACTCAATAATGTTACTTTTGTTTGACGTAAAATAAAAGTAATCAGTACCGTCCAAAACATTCAATACATCAAGATAATCCTTTAGCTTCCAGTAACCACCATATGTACTGCAATCCGTTGATAAATATGGTGGGTCAACAAGAAATATAACGCCATACTTATCCTTGTACTTTTTGAATAATTCCTTATAATCATACCTTACGACCTCTACACCATCCAGATATCCTTCAGCAAAATAATCTGTCATTTTTATGCAGTTGTAAAACGATTGCTTTTTCATTTCGGAAAGACTTTGAACGTAATTCATACTAAAAAGTAATGACGAGCTTAGCGTTATATAATCAACAAAGCCATAATTCTTGTCTACAGACTCAAGTAATTTAATGATTTCATTTCTCGGTTCATTAATCACAATTTTGCCGCGAGGGTACTGTTTTAAAATATCTCGCAAATCATTTAAAATAGAATTCGTAATTGGAATAGCCTTTATCCGCTCACTAAAACCATCAAAATCATTATACACAACATGCGCGTCCGGAAAAATAGTTTTAACAGTATGCGAAAGCAATCCGCTTCCTCCAAATAGATCGATATAGACCGACCCGTTACAACTCTTTAAACATTCTTTAAACTGCTTTAAAAATCGTCTTTTTTGCCCTTGAAATGGCAAGGGCGAGCTTGAATAAACTTTTCTCATTTTTTCTTTTTATTAAATTTATCTAATTATTTTTGCGTTCTCCTACGTACATAAAAAGGTGCATGCACACCGTAAAGGCTTTCGCCTCTGACTTGGTGTGCATGCACCTTTAATTGTTAGCGATGTAGGAGTCGCTGATGAAAGTTTAGGGGCTTTTTTTATACCCTTTAACTAAAACTAAAATACTTGTCAATTTTAACGATTGTAGTAGCAAAAGGGAGGTGATCCTCTACCTCTTTTGCCTGGCTCATCAAAACCTCACTGCCTGTAAATAATACACGAAACTCATTTTCATGATTAAACTTAAACTGAATGGTTAGGCATTGACCTGAAGTGTTCTTTTTGTACTTGCTTTTTGCGATATAAAAACCATGTACAATGATTTCTTTATTAAGCACATTATCGAGCGAAACTTTCTCGCCTGGTAACTGAGCTCGCTTTGGTGCTAAATCACAGTATCGATTCATAATACGACACAATAGAATTAGCCACAACGGAACACTGAGCCCTGAATGACTGATATAGATTATATTCGTTACTATTCAAATCGCCAAGCTCCCGATTGTTAATCAGCGCAATCTCATCATCAAGACTATACCTCTCCTTTATCAAACATCGCTTTATTTCACTTCGCGTAACCGCGTGGACATTCAAGTATTGATAGTCCAAAACGGGTTGCTCGTCACGTTGTGTTTCGGTAAAGTTAAACCTAACCTGAATAACAACTGACGGACTTAATCTTTCCACCTCTACCTGAGGTGTCATTTCATTTACTCTTTTAATTCTTGATCCGTTCATGGTTAAAATATTTATTAGTTAAATTATATGCGTTAGCGTGCTTAAACCAACCCCAATAGGCTGATTGCGTACGCTTACTAGCATTATTGTTTTTTATTTTACGTTTAAAATTCTTGACGATTGATTTACGAACCAGGGTATGGGTGTGAAAAAACCGATATCCGAGCATGTCTATACCCCTTTTTTCAACCGGAAATATTTGATAATTTGACTTGATTTCGAGCTTCAGGTTTAGTATTAAATAGTCCCTTACTAAACTCAAGCATTTATGCAGAAATTCTTTATTTGAGGACAAAAATATCATATCATCAGCGTATCTGTAATAATACTTAACACCAATAACCTCTTTGACATAGTGGTCAAAATATGACAAGTAAATATTACCAAACCACTGGCTGATATAATTGCCTATAGGTATCCCTTCTGCGCTATCAATAATTATGTTTAGCAGATTAATAAGCCTTGCATCTTTAATTTTTCTGGCTAGTATATCCTTCAAAACATCATGATTGATTGACGGGTAATACTTTTTTATGTCTATCTTTAAACAGTACTGCGTACCTTCGACATCCTTTAATGCGGATTTTATTCTTTTAACACCATCATGAATTCCCCTACCCTCAATTGTGCTAAAAGTGTCCCTAATAAGTAAGTTTAACCAAATTGGGTGTAATATCTGTACTATACAATGATGAACTATCCTGTCGGGGTAAAAAGGCAGCTTGCAAATTGTTCTCCACTTTCCGCCTGTAAACCGATCAAAAACAACATATTCGCTATTTGCAAATTCATCATTGGCTAGCATGTCATGCAGCTTGTCAATATGTAAAGTGACATTTGATTCAAATAACTTTACGTCACGATAATGTCCTTTCCCCTCTCGGGCATTACAATAAGCTTTGTAAATGTTATTTTTATCAATCATTTTAATGTACAAATCATTTAATCTTTTCATTCTTTGCTGTTGTTGCAGAATTTTCGGAATCCCTACTAATACCGCGTTTTAAATTTTGTTTTTCGCCAAGAGGCGAGGAATGTATGCTTGACAATAGCACAGATGAGAGCCCGAATTCACGTTAGCATTGCCTGACGAATTGTTGCAATTCGAGTAGGCCAGCCCAGCGCAACCGCCATAGTTCGCGTTACCAAACCATTGAGCGACACGCCATCCGGACGCAATAAAAGCACACACCCTATTTTTTTCGCAACGTGCAACGTGTGATCGCTTTATACGTTTGCAAAACAGCAAAGACGAGAGCCCAAATTCACGTTAGCATCGCCCGACGAACTGCTGCAAAGCGAGCAGGCCAGCCCAGCGCCACCGCCACCGTACGCGATACCAAACCATAGAGCGACACGCCAGCCGGAAGCCGGGTCGTTATCGTAGTTGCTGTTATGATAATCTGCATAATACGTTGAGCTGCTTCCTCCGACAACTTTTGGCAAAAGACTTCCTGTGAGCATCTCCTTTATATAACCATCAGCCTCAGCCAGGTTACCTAAAAAGGTATGTCCAACAGTGGTATTATAAGCTAAATCAGCAGGTGTGTCGCACACGTAGGCTTGTGCTCCATTCTCAACACTGTTAAAGATATTTAAGCCAGCCAGGAATTCAAACACACCTGTTAATAACCTCCATTGCCTGTACACCGCAACCTGGGTATTTAACGGGCTAACGCCTCCAACAAAATTTTCAATAACTAAACTAGATTGGCCAGTGAGCACCTCAGTAGATTTATCCAAACCGTTAAGATAAAGCGGATTGTAAGCATTAAAATTATTCCAATCCGTTGAGTTAGCATTAGTCAAACCTTGACTAACCGCTGTTTGAAAATCAAAATTCGCGGTTTCAATCATGATGAGCACTGCAAGATCAAATACAGCAGGGTAGGTGATAGGATACCAATCCGCACTCCGGTTGCGGGCATACTGTAAAAATTGGACAGGAGTTTTGCTGGTTTGTGCATACTTTCCGGCAACGCTTTCTAGCTTGTCTCCAGTGGCTAATGTAGCAGGGAATGTAGCGTACCACCTCGCTGGAACATGTGTGAACCCTTTGAGCGGGAACAAACTAACAGCCCAATTCTCCTTTCCGTTTGCAAGCCATATCTTTCTGTAATGGCTCGGGATGAGACCCATCACCTGGCCGTCTGCACCTGATAAATCTGCCGGATCGCCATTGGCCTTCAGGTCAAGCCTTATGTTATCAAGCCAATAGTTTGGAGTTCGATCATCATTTACAACAGCATGACGCACATCGTTGTGAACCGGCATTGTAATCAGCAAGCTGTCATCACCTGCGATAGGCGTTAATGTGGTCAATGCTTGACCTGGGGTAAATTGAATACCGTACCACTGATTAGCCAGATTATTCCCCACATAATCGTTCGCAGCTACGGATTTTATAAAAGTGCTCATTACGTGAGAATTTTTACAGTCAATAAACCTTCTGTGACAGATCCGGATAAAAAGCCAACGCCAAGCCATGTGCCGGGCACCAGGTCTTTTAATATCAATCCATCACTCGACTCATCAAGTAGTACCTCTATCAGCTCATCCGTGTCCGGATCTACCAAATCGCTAAAGTTAGTGCCGTCAGCAGATATTTTGGCATATAGCTTTGCGTCATCTGCGTTAAAGTCTGTGCGTACAGCTTGTATATAAGCGATACCCACTGTTGAAACCTGTACTTTAGGAGTGAACACAACATCACCTCCGGCGACATTGTAATCATCTGCAATTGTGTTTAAATAACTCATTTTACTAAATATTGATTGTGGAATATTGTTTGAAATATGAAGCCCTGTTGAGGGCGTTATACGATTATTTACAAAGTATTTAACGTTGTTATTGTGAATGATTTCAGGCAGCTCCAACATAGTTAATGCCGGCAAATTATCAGTTAAATTTATGTTGTTTAACCGGGCAATGGAAAATGCGGCATCTGCCTTGCCACAGTATTGCAGTGCAATATCCCAAATGCTTTGACCCGATAGCGTTTTAATTACCATTATATCATGAATATAATTGAATTCAAATTAAGCGTCAATCCTTGTAAATCATCATACAGCTCTCCATTAGCCCGAACTGTAACTTCGTAGTCAGCTCCCACAATTGGAACGTCCAGGTTGGGGGTGTATTGATTAGGTAACTGAGCAAATAAACCATCATAAGTTGCGGCCTCTGACAAGGTTAGTTTACCCCTCAGACTTACCAGGCCGCCAAAAACACGATATTTGCAAGCCATGTCGACATGAGCAACTGCATAAGGCCCTAGCAGTGTCAAAGGCAGCCACCCTGTGTCGATGGCTGATATCTTTGCCCTAAGAACGTCAACTATTGTGTCGCCACCGGCAATTAGCATCGTCTCCTCGATTAAGCTTGAATCAATAATGTTCAATTTGCCGTAATTAGCATCATATGCATCTCTCAACTCTGTGCTTTCATCAGGTAGCACGAATAATTTCTGGCCGGAAACAGGATACAACGACTGCTTCGTAATATGAAATGCAGGCGATGCTATTACAAGATGCTCTGCTTGTTCAGGCACATACAACAATTCTCCATCGTACATCACAAGCCCTTTTTCAAGGGTGTATTCTTCACCGTCAATTTTTATCCCGCAACCCGAAACAATGAACCTCGATTTTGCATATGAAAACGCATTCGCAAATTCAGTGATCGCCTCAATTAAATTTTCTTGTACAAATGCAAAATCCTCCTGCCATAAGGGCATATAGGTACCGTCTTCAAATGTGATTAACTTTTTCATATTAATGAGATTTCAAATGTTTTTCCGGCCAGTTTATAACCAGAAACTAAATTGTAAATTATGATTTCTAAGGCAGCGTATTCAACCGGGACCTGGACAATGAAGTCAGTTGTGTAATACCGTGGGCTATTACGAACATAGGTAGTGTTTACACTTTCAGAGGTTCCTATTCTGGTCACCTTGATGCTTGTACGACTACCTACCCGCAGATCATCTATCAGGTTGGCGTCAATAACAGTGATTCTTCTTTCGGTACTATCAAAAAGATCATTGAGCAACGACTCAAGACTGATCACCCGGGCATCATGACTCAACCGGATGTCCTTTTCAGTTTTAAACGCCAAAAACTCAGCATGCATTCTGACCACGCTGGATTGCAATACAGAAATAAACGCCTGCAGAATTGGGGTCTGCATAATTTTAGGCAGGTTCTGGTCGCGCAGCTTATTAAAATCAACCGAGTACATAGGTGATGGTTTTAACGGTTGAAACAAAAGCACCTCCATAGCTGCGGTAGTTGTTAGATGACATGGTGATAACCGAAGTGTCATCACGTGTAATCTCCACCGATCCTAGAACTAAATCAGTCACCCCGTCAACTTTCTGAATGGCATCAACAAGCCGGGTTTTGTTCATCGTTCCATTGTAAACTATTGAAGCAAGGTAGTTATCAATGGCTATTTCAGCTTCTTTTAATCCGGTGGTTAGGCTTTCGCCTGAAGAGTTGAATTTTGATGCATCCAGATAAATGGTTAACTCAGGATTTACATCATCGGCCTGGTAACTCACAACACTGATGTGTGTACCGGCAAATTTATTGAGGTTTAAAAAGGCACGCAACGCGATCAACTGATCGCTTTCGGTTGCAAATACAGCAAAGTCAGCCCCATTTACTTTGATAACCAAATTGGGATGCTCCTCCACAACTGCGGCATACTTGATTATCTTTTCGTCGGCGTATTCAAAGCTCAATACAAGTGCATGATACCAGGGAACTGTACCGGCCATGCTGGCGAGTATTAAAGCCTGCACATCTTCCTTGTAGCTCTCTTGCTGCCACTCCATGGTGGCTATAGAGGTAGCTACTACATTGATGATGTTGGCCTCAATGCTGCTTGCTGGCATCTGCTGATCGAATGTCAAACCCGGATCAAGATCGTAAGCATCCTGAAGTGTAACGTTAGCCACAAAAGCGGCTTTTATTTCTTGAGATATATCATCAATCGTTTTCATATTCAATCTTTAGCTTTGAATCTTCAATTGTTACCTTTTTAACCCTCACGTATTCGCGAGTTAATTGCTGTTTAATTGCCCGCAGATCAATTGACGAGGCATCTTCATCATTGATATGATAAATAAGATTCGCCCCTAGTGTTGGCGCATGCTTCAGGTCACCTGCATTGCTCAGCACAATTACAGCGGTTATATCGTTCATGATGTCGCCAATGGCCAATCGTCCGTTAATTACGGACACATCACCAGTTGTTTTATCTCTTAAAATACCTTTCATCACGTTAAAGTTCCTGTGCCTGGTCCAGTTGTAGCCCCTGTTTGTGCCGCTGCCGTTCCCGTAGTCGCTACAGGAATTCCTGCCAAGACGTTAACAGTTGCCGTTTTAATGTACGCGTCAATAATGTCTGAAAGGCCTGTGGCAAACTCTTCCACCGAAGCGGACTGATCCTCGTTTGTCTTTAACGAGTTCAGTAGTGTTACGATATCGACCTTCAGGGTAGCTTTTACAAGTGTCATTTCAGTAGTTCGTTTATTTTAGTATTTACTATTTCCAGTTTGGTTATAGTGGTTGGGCTTATCGTCCCCGCTCCGGAAGGGGTGGTTACAATAGCCGTTTTTATTTCGGTAATCAAATCGTTGAATGCAGACTTCAGATCATAAACAGCATTTGCAACCTCGAACTTGTTGCCCGCTATATTGAATTTCGCCTGGTCGGCAGTTGTTTCAATTTCATCAACCCCGTAAGTCTGCTTTACTTTATCGTTCACAATTTCGATCATCTTGGCGTCATCGTCGATGGTGTAAGTCAGATTCCCGCCTTTGTAAATCAACTTTACGATCTGGTTATGGGCTATCACCACAAACCTTTCCTGGCTATTTCCCTCAGGGGCACACAACACACGTGTACCCACCTTTGGCACCAGTAACAGATATAACTCGCCATCTATCACGCTACGCAACCTGGCCTTGTAAACAAACTCGTTGTGCAATACTTCAGCTATGCCTTTGGCCTCATCAACAGATTTCACCTCGCCAGTAAACGTACCGGTGATGCGGCTATTGATGAGCCTGTTTAATTCCCTTATTGCATCGCCCTCGCTCATAGCTTTGTACCTAATGTGATGGTTTGTTTCAGGCCGTCAGAGGTAGAAAAGAAATATTTCACTCCTTTTATGAAGTACTTACCCTCAGTTTCAACGCTGTAATCTTCATTCTTGTAATTCACCGATCCGCCCATTTCAGCAAATGGAATGAACCACAGTTTTAAACTCCCTTTAAAACCATCGTAACTGTATTTTAAAAGCTCTTCTTCAGCTATCTTTTTTAGCAACTCCTGATCAGTAACATTGTATTTGTAAAAGGTCATCGAGGTGCCGCCTTCCATTCCTGCTATTACTTTTACCTCTTCGCCGGTTTCTTTCTTACCAATTACCGTAACCTGCACAGGGTTAGCATCGGCGTATTGATAACTCACCTGGTTGTTCAAGATGTTGCGGCCATAAATGGCGTTGATGCTTCCCTTTTGATTGCCTGTTTGACCACCAACAAATAGCTCGTCGCCATCCACATAGCAGGTAAGGTTCAGGCTTTCTTTTAGCTTGGCCAAAGCTCCTGCTGCACTGCCTTTGTAATTAAACTGATCGATCTTCATGTTGATGGTAGAGGCACTTAATTTTAAGCTGGTGCCACTTATGATCAGTTTAACCAAATCGGTAACCGTGATGTCCTCTTTGTTGATGACAACAGCTTGTTTTCTTAACAGATAAACAGCATCCTCAATGCTGATCTTTATGAAGTTTCCCGGATCGATGTTGGAGATATACCCATCGAATACCTGCCGGATCTTGTCCTCCTCCAGGTAGCCGCATTCAATTTTAATGGTGTCGCCCGACTTGATGCTCTCGTCTATCATGATCACCTTTTTGCTGGTATCTTCTTTTATCACAGCGCGCAAGGGCAAACGCACTTCGCCTGTTACCGAGAGGTTGTCAACATCCTGATTAACCTCGAAGCTTATGCAGCCCTTGAATTTATATTGGCCGCCAATGGTGATATTTACAAAAGGTGTCAGCATTAGTTTCCGGTTAATAGTTCAACTTCCACTACCGAGTCGCTCACGGCCTCAATTTCGTACATCTGCAATCCCGGGCTTTTTGTAAGTCCTTTAAACTTGATGCGCTTCACAACGATATAGCCAAACAGATCGTTGGTGATGGCGCAATCGAACTTCTGGGCCACATTGGGCAGCCATATTTTATCAAGGAGAATATCCTTTTGATCGTGCGGGTATAGCTTTTGGTTTCTGTTTACCAACACACCGGTGATATTAATGGTGTAGTCATCGTAGTTAATAAATTCTTTTATTGAACCACTTATCTGGCCGCCGCCAATGTCGTTCATAACGATTTTCTTTTTGCCCCCGAATACCACGATGGGTTGGATGGTGATGTGCTTGCTTTCATCAGCTCCGCTGCCCAGGATTACATCGCCAATGGTAACCGGGCAGATTACCGGAAGGCCATAAATGGATTTCACATCCCGTTCACCATTGATGATGCCTATCCGGTTGTCAATCTGCCTGATTTTATAATCCGGCAACTGGTTTAGCCCAATGGGGAACGGCAGCCCTTTGTAAGAAGCCAGCTCGGTATATATCTGTTGTAAATCAAACTCAAACATGGGCTAACTGGTTTGCACTGTTTAATATCCTCAAAAATTGCTCGTTGATCATGGCGCGCATGTCCTCAACACTGTCTTTTAATTCATTCACCTGTCCCTGGATGTTAAAGTTTACATTGTCCTGGAACTTTTCCACCGTGATGTTGATGGTGGTTTGCCTCTGTCCACCGCTAATCACGTTCTCGGTCATCTGGCCACCGCCTTCATCTACCACTCCGGTACCGGTGGGCAGGGTTCCTCCAAGTGGAGGCACTGTGTCTTCCTCTTTAGGTAGCAGGGTAGCAGCCTTGGCCGCGATGGCTTTGTTTTCGGAGGCTAGTTTGGTTAGAGCATTTAAAGTAAGTCCTGTCTGGCTTTCTGGCATCGCGTTGATTTTCCTTTCAAGTTCAATCATTCGCTGTTTGTCATTAACAGACAATGTACTAACAGGGACTCCCGAAGCTGTTAATTTAGTTGATTCTTTATCCTTATTCCTTAAGGCTTTATATTCTGCGTACTCCGGACTTGTTTTAGCTTTCGCTTTCAACGTAACGATCGAATCTTCAATAGTCATTGCCCGCTGAAGCGAGGCCTCTTTAACTTGTTTTAATTGCCGGGTATCTTTTTTACCTAAAAGGCTAAGTTTTGCCTTATCCAACTTTGTTTGCTCAGCGACATCTTTTGTGTCTTGCTTTAAGAGCTGATTCTCCAAAAGCTCCTGGTTCAAATCGCCTTGGGCGTTGGAAGCCTCTTTGGTGGTGTCTCTAAACAGAGCAACAGCAGATACAACAGCCGTAATAGCCCCGAGTGCTAATCCCCAGGGACTGGCCATAACCGCCGTGTTCAATGCTCTGGTGGCAACGGTAGCTCCTCTGGTTGCCGCAATATAACCCCATTTAACTAAAGTTGCTGCAGCCGTGTATGACTGCACAACCCTCAGCCCAGCACTATAAGCCATTGTGGTAGCCTTCAGCACAATCATGGCCTTACCCAGGTTCACAATTAAATCTTTGTGTTTGCCTATCCACACCACGCCTTTGCGCAGGTCTAAAATGGTATTGCGCAGCATTAACCCTACCTCACGGGTGTCGAGTTTGCTAACAAACAAAGTGGCCTCCTGTGTGATGGCACGCAAGGCAGGGCCAATGGTGTCGTAGAGCCCCAGGCTGAACTCCTGGCTCACACTTTTCAGTATGGTAAAGTCGCCTGCCAGGTTGTCGAGTTTTATGTCGCTCATACGTTTGGCTGTGCCCTCAGCATTGTCGAGCTCATCAGTCCAGTACTTAATTTTGCCGGCTCCCTCGTTTAGCAGTATCGACATTTCCTGTATGGCTTCGCTGCCAAAAATGGTACTAACTGCAGCAACCCTTTGCTCAGCTGTGTAGCCCTGCATGGCTGTATTAAGCTGATCGACCATGTTGGCCACACCAACAAACTCACCCTTGGCATCAAAAAAATCAACCCCAAGCTGCTTTATTCCCTGGCTCATCAGGCTGGTAGGTTTCGACAATCGCACGATGGAGGTACTCAATGCCCTGGTAGCTATTGATCCCTTCAGGCCATTGTTCGCGAGCAATCCAATCACGGCATTGCTTTCGCTAAGCTTTATATTTAAACTTGCTGCCGATGGTCCCCAATAAGTCATGGCATCCGACAGTTCCTCGATGTTGGTATTGAATCGGCTTTGAGTGTAGGCCAACTGATCAACCACTATACCGGTCTGCGATGCTTTCATCCGGTACTGGCTCAAAATGTTGGTGGCAATATCTGCCGATCGTGCCAGATCGAGACTACCAGCAGCGGCCAGGTTGAGTGTGGCCGGCAAAGCTTCAATTTGCTGGCTGGCATCATATCCGGCCAACGCCAGATAACCCATGGCATCGGCACTTTCACGGGCACTAAATGCCGTTGTTGCCCCTGCCTGACGAGCTGCTGCAGTAAGGCTCACCATCTCGGTATTGGTGGCCTGACTTAATGCCTTTACAGTACTCATGCTTTTTTCAAAGCCTGCACCCGTGCCCACTACGGCACCGGCGGCCATACCAACGGACATAGTCAGTCCAACGGCGGCGGCGGCACTCCTTAACCGGCTCATGGCCGAGCGGCTGCTGTTGGCTCTGCGTTCAAGGCGACCCAGTCCGGTATCGGAAGCTCGCCCTATCTGCCTTATACTTTCGGTAACTTGTTTGGCTTTTGTTTTTACCCGGGTCAATCCCTGGCGCGATGCACCCCGGTCGATTTTGTTAAACGACTTATCGGCTTCGTTGCCCATAAGCCCTATACTGGAGCTTGTTTTGTCGGCAGCTTTCCCCATCGATCCAACCCCGCTGCCTGCTTTTCTGGCGTTGGCGTTTAAACTAGCCATGCCTTTGGTCGATCCTGTGGCCACACGCCTAAGCGACACGTCTGCTTTGTCGGCATTGCGTGCCAGCGTTGGCAATATGGCGTTGCCATTGGTGTCAACCTGAATCAGGTATGTGTAACCTTCCGAGCTCATTTAGGGTACTTTCTTTTTCTTTGTTGCGGATCGATTCCAAAATAGCGTATTTGTAAGCCCACTCTTCGTCTGTAAGCGAGTCGGGGTTGTGGGCGATGTTGTGGTACTGGAGCAACGTGTTGATGTATTGTATTGAACCTTCAGCAACGCGTTGGCGGGCTCTCTCTAACAGTTGCCCCAGTTCACGTTTTTTCTTTCTACGAGCCGGTACAGGGCAAATTCGGCCACGGCCATGTAGGTTTCAATATCGTTGAGTATTTCATCCAGGGTTAACTGGCCACCCAAGTAACAGTCTACCATCAGCTTTTCAGCTTTCTTATAGATGTCCATTTGTCCGGCTTCGCCAACCGAAAGGTTTTCGGCTGCCGACATTTCCTGCCTGGTGGGCATGCGGAAAAAGACTACCGAGCCCGGGGTGTATTTCACGTTGCCTTCCTTATCGATATCGGTAACGGCATTCACGTCCAAATACTTAATTTTTTTGTACTTACCCCTCCACGAGTTCACCTTTTCGGTGAACTCAGCAGGGATTTCAAATTGTGTGTTGGTGAGTTTTTTGGTCATCACTAATTAATTTGCTGCGTTGATAAATGGATGAACTTATTGCCATCGTATAGGTAGGCTGCCAGCTTTGTTTTGCCAGAGGCACCGCTAATCGCGGTGCCTGTAATCCCATCTCCCGGAGTGCAACTATAAGCGTTGTCTCCCGACTTAAGTTCAATGTACAACATACTGCCCGGGTCAACCTGACTATGGATGTCAATCGTAAGCAAGGTGTTGGCCACAAGGCTGTCGGTTGTAGTTAAAAACGTAACGTGCTGGGTAATGGCAAATGTCAAGGTGTCGTTGTCTGCCGTGTAATCCTGTAGGTCTACAACCGGAAACAACACTTCATTAATGCTCACATCCGCACCTCCAGGCGCGATGAAATTAAAGGAGGTGTTGTCAGTAAGGTTTGTCCATTGCGCCTGGGCTGTCATAAAAACAGCCATCAGCAGACTAAAAATCAAAATCAATTTTTTCATTTCTGAAAGGTTTTAAATGGTTATTAAAAGGGAACTAAATTTGCGATTCGATGCGGAGGCATTTAAAAGGCATGGCCACCTTGATGTGTGTATTGCCCTGGCTGAATTTTTTACCTCCTTCAGAGAACTTCACGCCAACGTAGCGATCCACAATGGTTTTCATGGCTATGGTAGCCGCGTCGGCAGCTTTGGGAACGTAAGCAACAATAAACCCAACCTCAAGGTCGGTTACATCATCGCCACCGCGTTTTTTGGCTTCTGTTACCAGGGCCTCATAACCCGATTGCAACATTTCAACACTGCCCGAGTAGGCTTTGTTGCCTTCGCCTAAAAATTGAGGACTGTCGCCTGCTCCGTATATCTCCTCGATTTCTTTCGAGGTTTTACACTCGATGTCGGTGAGTTCAACGATAGGCCTGCCGTCAATCAGCAGTGTTATTTCTTTCCAGGCAAACTGCCCTGTTTTGGTACTAAACATGGTTATTCAATTGTTTGGGTGAAACCTAACTCAACTTCAATCATCTTATGATAAGCGCGGGGTTGTGCAGCCAGCTTCACCTTAGTGATTCCGGTAGCGAGGGTATCCTGTGAAGGATCTACGTAGCTTTTAAAAGCACTCAGCTCACCCGTGTTCACCATCAACTGGTTCACGGCGTCATCAATACTTCCTTGCAGTCGTTTCAGTTCAGCAGGGCTGATCTGTCCGGCAGCATCTACGGCGTAGTCATCGTTCACGAAGTTCAAATACACATCATAAGCAATGCGCTGGGCTTTGTCGATCACCCGGCCACGGGCAAAGCTGCTGTAGTCATCAGTGCCGGCGGTGGCAGTGGGGTCATCGTTATAAAAATAACCGGCACGCCCGTAACGAACTATTGGCAGTACATAACCCTTGTCATGAATAGCGTCGGCAATATTCACAGCTGCCTCAGCGGTAGTCACACCATCGCTCAGTACGGCTTCAGATAAACCGAGGTCACCTGAAGCAACACGTCCAATATTGCGCTGCACGGCTATTGCCGAGTACAGACCCAACAAGAAACCTACCTTAGCCTTACGGCTGGCCGATTCGCCATGCAGGGTAATTTGAACCCGATTCTCGGTGTGTGTTTTCAAGTCCTCAAGGTCGCCAACGCTGGCTTTCACAAATTCCCTTCCGGGAAGGATGCACCTGGTGGGAATAAACTTGGCAGCCATAGCCTCACACAACGCCTGAGCCTTTGGCAGGGCAGCTATGATTTCGTCATCAATACCCTTTGTGGTGGCCACAACGTAGCTCACAGGAGGGTCGATGTTTACACCCCATATTTTAATAACACCCCGGCTTTCCTGGAGTAATTTCTTCGCGATGTCGTTGGTCACGTCACACACGTCATCCCACATGGAGGTGTCGCTGATCAGCATGATCCACAACTCCTGACCTTCGCCGGCGTTGGTGTAAAAATCGGTAATCTCTTCAAGGGCAAAACCCGTGATGAGGAGCGCTTCAGCATCCGCTATGCTATAAATAGCTTTAGGGACGTTCAAAGCAAGCTCGGTGGTGGCTTCGTGCGATAATATCAATCCGGCAATGCCGTCGTTTATCGAATTCTGCCCTCCGAGGTTGCCGTTACTGATGGTGAAACTTACGTTTGGAATAGCCATGACTATTTCAATTTATCGATTTCGCCTTTCAGCACTTTGATTTTTTCTTCCAAAGCAGCCTTTTCTTTGGCGTCGGTAGCCTCAAGCAACAATGCCTGGAAACCTTCCATTTCAGACTGAAGCTTCGCGGCTTTGTCCTTTTTTTCGGTCGATGGCGCGGGTCGCTTTTGGGTGGTCACATCGTCAGGTTTGCCGGTTAGCGAACGCTGGTGGGCTTTGGCCATATTGACATCAATAAATGCCTGACCGTCGGTTGTAAAGTGAAACGCTTTCACCTCAGGGTGCAAGTCGAAGTACTTTTTGAATTTACTTTCCATTTTAATATAAGTGTTTAAAAAAGGTTTATTTCTTTTTGTTTATGATCATTTTGTTTACATCGCGTAATACGAAGTAGAAGCTGAATACAGCCAAAAGCAAACTGGTAATCAGTGTAATGTAGGGGTCTTTTACATCAAACCCGTCTAAGGCTGAATCCAGAACTATGAGAATGCTTGCAAAAAACATCAGATAAATAAGGGTCATGGGTCGTATGTTCTTGCTTAACCAACTGTCGCTGGCCATGTCGGCTTGCAAACGCTTGGTGCGCTCCTGCTCTTCCTGAAGGTCAATTTGTAACAGCTCAATAGCACTGGCTTTTTGCGCCTCGCTTAAAGTAGCAGAGCCCTTAATCAGATCGCCCAGTTTATTGAGCGATTCAACTCCGGTGATACTACCTACCACGTTGAGTAAATCGGGGGCAACCTCCTGAAGGAAGGTGCCTACCCTTGTTTTACCATGAATTTCTTTGTACTCTCCCATTACTATACCCTTTCTGTCCATCCGGGGACGAACCTTTCCTGTGTCAAATCGTTGTTGGTAATTAAGTCGTATTTGCGCAGCTGGTAATAGTTTAACCAGCGAAGCAACCATTTAATCAGCTTATCATGATTGCGCGAGCTGAAGCGAGCTGTCTGCATATAAAGCCTATAGGCATGTTTGGTGTTAAAACCAATCTGCCCGTCGGTGATTAAATCGGGATAATCCTGCTGGTTGCGGTTAAGCTTGTTTAGGGCTTGTTGCAAATATGTACCTGCCATTAACCGGCCCTGGTTAACCGCCGTGTCAAAAAGTTCGTTGGCTATGTCCTGGTTAAAATCATCTCCCCCAACTGGCATCCAGAACTTTTCGTAGTAAAACTGCTCTACCAAGCCCTGCAGGCCGATATTTTTCTGAAGCAGTGTATTCAACTCCTCAACCCGAACCTTTGTTTTTATAGCGTCCACAATTGCCCATCCCTCCCATTGAGGCCAGTGTTTCCGTGCAATACCCTTATAGGTTTCGCCACCACGGTCGTAGGGATCGTAACTGTAACCACCTTCATGGCTCAGGGTGTTATTATAAGCTATTCTGAACTTTTCCATTTTCCGGTTTTAATTTCAAGATGTTTAATTCGGTTGCTGTGATCGTTCAACCTGTTGTCTGCTGTGTCAACACGTTTCGACAAGTTGCTGATGTCGCCAGCCTGACGCACGTTTGACATCGTTAGGTTTTGCACTGATGTTATGAGGTGGTCGATCTTGGTGGTTATGGTTTGTATCCAGCTTCGTACGCTCCACCATCCAATCATGAGCATCAACGCCATCAGTCCGCTCAGTATCCAGTTTTGAATTTCAATCTTTTCCATAACGTTTTTTGAAATTTGTCGCGGGAGGAGGACTCGAACCTCCGACCTTTAGGGTATGAACCTAACGAGCTACCACTGCTCTATCCCGCAAAATAGCCGTTGTCACCAGAGTGACAACGGCTTCATCACTCACTAATCACTCACAAAGTATCTATGCTGATGCCTGACGAATCACCACAACACCTTTGTTGTCTTCCCTGCGACGGCGGCCACCTGCACGTATAAGCATCGAATACACGTCACCGTAGTATTCCGGTTTGCCCTGGTCTTCAAAGAAATCGATGGTACCTTTGGCACGCTCAACAGCGTTTTTTTGCCAGCACAGAACGCCTTCGCAGTCTCCTGTATCGCCAACAGCTCCAACAGCCTTCAACGCTCCGGTAGAATCGTACACAACCACAGAGCTGCGCTCCATGATTTTAAACCCGTGAAGGATAGCGATCACGCCTTGCTTCCGTTCATCATCTGATACATTGCGCATCAGGGTAGCGGTAGTCACATCATCCGGGAACAACTGTGCAGCCATTTCTGCCGGTATTAGGGCATAGCGATCGTTCTTTGCAACCTCCTGTTTGTTCATCAACGTTTTTGCACGTTGCAAATCGGTACGCAACAGAGCCTTGCGGTTTCCCATTGCGGCAGCTGCGGAAGCAGCTACAGCTCCTCCTGTAGTTTCCAGTATGCTTGCTGCCGGCAATGCGGTAGCCCATTTGTTTAGGAAGTCCTCGGCCACAGTTTGTGCCACAGCCTGTTTGTCCTCGCCTATGGCAGAGTTACGTTTGTCGTAGCTCAGCTCTTTCTTTTCTGCGTCAACAATCAGCATCGGGTCGCTGGTATACTCATCGAGTGGGTAAACGATATCGGTATCAATCCGGCGGCGGATGGTAGCCGGTAGGCTGGCACGATTCTTTACAACTGAGCCGGGGCCACCCGACTGCGGAATGTGAACAACGGCACCGCCAACCACATACTCGTCGGCATTAAATGCATATTCCAGGAAGCCGTTATCCTTAAATACCGCTTCCTCGATATCCCTTCTCCAAATTTCTTTTTCTACAGACATGGTTAAATGTTTTTAGGTTCAACACCGTACTCAGCTTTAAAAAGCTTTTTGTACTGATCTTTGTCGTTCAACTTCAATTCGGACAGGTAGCCTGAATGTTTTTCGCTCAGCTCAACAAAGGAGAGTTTTTCAACACCTTCGGGCTTTTCAACTTTACCGGCAGTTCCTATAACAGCAAGATCCGCAGGAGCGGGAATGCCGTCGAGGATGGTTTTAACATCGTTTAAATCCAGCTTCATGTAAGCGGGTTTTTGGGCGGCTGTAATCTTCTTTGCCGTTACGGCAGCGTCAACCACAGTTTCTTTGTCGCGTAGCTCAAGGGCCTGCTTTGCAGTTTGCTCTTTAGCTTTATAATCCGCGACCTCAGCTTTAAGCGCAGTATTGTCCGCGCTCAACTTCAACACATTGCGTATCAGTTCACCATCCGTCACGTTGTCCGAAAGATTTAAACCTGCCACAAGTGTCACCTTTAAAGTGTTGGTCTCACTCATTTTTTCAGTATTAATTTTGTTAATAAATTGGTTTTGTTCATTTAAGCTCATCAAATTTCCCTGATTGTCATACAGGCGAAAAGCGTTGTAGTTCCCGCCAAATGGGGTGATTGATATTTCACGCAACGCCCATTTTGTCAGCCGGTCGCCTTGTATTTCAATTGGGCGAGCTGAAATGCTGGCCATCTTTAATATGCCTGCATCCACCTTCTTTTTCACGCTCATGGCGAATTCATCCTGCTCATCAAACACAGGAATGGCCGTGATGCTTCCATCTGCTTCAACACGCAGATCATCCCAAGTACCGATAGGTAATCTGGTTTCGCTGTTGTGATCGTAAAGCATCACCGGGTTTTTTAGGAATTGAGTAAAGTCGCCTCCGGAACTAATAATGTGCAGCCCGTGAACATTTTTACTTTCATCGCTTACCTTAAACCTTTTCGCCTCCATTTTTTCGCCTTGAATTTTGAGCAAATAACAGCCGAAAAAATAAGCTAGTCAACTAATAGTCCAAGCGTTAAAGCGTTTAGTCTAACACTATTCCTATTAATTTACTTCACGCGTATTTTATTAGAATTTCGCAAAAAAAGAGTGCTACAATGGGAAAATTTGACGAAAAACAAAGGGCAGCTCAATCGCTCTATGTTCGCGGGTCACTCAATCGGAAAGAAATAGCCTCACTGGTAGAAGTGAACGAAAAAACACTCCGGGCATGGATCGACAAAGGCAACTGGGACGCCATGAAGGAAGCCATCAGTGTTACCCGCCAACAGCTACTGCACGATGCCTACGTGCAGCTGAGAGCCGTAAACATAGCCATAGCCGACAGGGGTGGGATTCCAAACAAAGAGCTCTCCGACGCCAAAAGCATGATACGCAAAGAAATTGAGCTATTCTCCGACAGTCCTCTACACTTGTACGTTGAAGTATTCGACGAAGTGTCTGAATGGCTTATGAAAGGCCATCCGGCTGAGGCAGTTCTTGTTTCAACCCTCTTTTTAAAGTTCCTGGAACAAAAGCAAAAAGAAAACGAAAATGCCTAGGATCACCAAAAAGGATAAGGATGCTGTTAAACAGTACCGCGAACGGGTGCAGTGGCTTATTGCCAACACCAAGGACGGTGTTATTGACTCTCCGGATGCGCGATCTGCTCGCATCAAAAGGGCAAAGTCGGATGTTAAATTCATGGTTGAATATTACTTCCCACATTACGCCACCTCCGAATGTGCCGACTTTCAGGTGCAGTTTGCCAAAATGGTTAAGTGGAACCCTGCCATTAAATGCTTTGCCGAATGGCCACGGGCACACGCCAAGTCGGTGTGGGTAAATGTGTTTATCCCGTTTTGGCTGATGATTAACGAACAGGCGACTTACATGGTTCTGATAGGGAATAACTACGACAAAGCCTGCAGGTTGTTAGCCGACCTTCAGGCCGAGCTCGAGGGAAATCAACGCATCATAGCCGACTTTGGGGAACAAAAAAAACAAGGCGATTGGGAAATTGGCGACTTCACAACCCTGGACGGGTTCACAGGTAAAGCACTTGGTATCGGTCAAAGCGTTCGCGGTTTGCGTGTTAAAAGCCGCAGGCCTGACTATTGCGCGGGCGATGACATCGAGACTAAGGAAACCATCAAGAATCCACAGCGGCAAAATGATTATGCCAAATGGGTTGAACGGGATTTGATCCCAACCATGGACGGACCTATTCGCAGGTTCGTATGGGCAAACAACAGGTTTGCTCCACGCATGATACAAACCGTACTCCAGGAACGACACCCAAACTGGAAGGTGCATCACATTAAAGCCTACAACCGTACTACCTATGCCCCAACGTGGCATCAAAAATACACCGCCGATTACTGGAGGCAAATGGAGATCGAGATCGGTACGCTGGCCTGTCAGGCTGAGTTTAACCAGGAGCCTCACGTGGAAGGTACGATCTTCACCGACGAGCTATTTCGATACGAAAAGCTGATGCGCCTCAACAGCTTCGATCAGATACTGGCCTATTGGGATGTGGCCTACTCAGGCAACTTCGACTACAACGCCATCAAAGTGTGGGGCAGAAAAGGTAATCAGTTTTACCTCATCAAATCGTTTGTTCGTCAATGCAAAATGTGGGACGCCATCGAATGGATGTTCGTTTATAGGCAACTGTTACCGCCTACGGTGCATGTAAATTTCTATTATGAAAGCCAGTTTTGGAACGACGCCTTACAAATGACCTACGGACAGGTACGTGATAAATACGGCTTCGATATCCCACTGATTAAAGATGACCGGCCAAAAGGCAAAAAATTCGACCGCATCGTAGGCATGCTACCTTTCTACCAGCAGGGCAGGATCATCTATAACATCGATGAAAAAAGCTCAAACGATCACCAGGAAGGGGTAGCTCAACTCAAGGGAATAGAACCGGGCTACAAATCACCCGACGACAGCCCCGATGCTGACGAAGGGGCATTGTTTAAATTAAATCGCATGTACAACCCCAACGACCCGGCACAATCAACCAGCTACGGAAAAGAACGCCGCTCGGGACGTTGGTAATCATATTTTAAAAAGCTATTAAAATGTTTTTAAACGAAAACGACCTGGGGTCATCAATTTATTCCGAAGTACTCGCCGCCATCAGCCGCGACGATCAAACTTTTATCGACAGCAACATAGGCCGGGCGATAGAGGAAGTGGACGGCTACCTGAATCAAAAGTACGATACTGAAGTGCTGTGGGCTCAAACCGGTGCAGGGCGCAACAAAACAGTTCTGGGGCTGTGTGTCGATGTGGCCCTGTATCACATCCACAGTGTTACCGAGGAAACCCCGGTCATCATCCGCGAACGTTACGACTATGCCAAATCGGCATTAAAGGACATCCGCCGTGGTGATATCCGGCTAACCGGAATACCGCTTATAAGCGATTTAGGCGGCAGCGACAACGAAATTATCGGAGGTACAATTAGCAATAGATACTAACATGGCAGTTACAAAAAAAACACCGGCTAAAACGCCAAAAATTGAAGTCATCAACATCCAGCTTTCGACCATTGACAGAACCTACAAAGGGATTCCGGAGTGGCGCAACGCCATCATTGCCGCCGAAAGCATATACCACCCGCGCCGGATCAGGTTGTACGACTTGTACGAAGAGGTCAAACTCGACATGCACCTGTCGGCATTGCTCGACAAACGCCGCTCGAAAGTTACCAACACAACCATCAAGTTCTTTAATGCCGATGGCAAAGAGAATGATGTGATAAATAACCTTATCGAGACTGAGCGGTTTGAGGATATGATTAAGGACATTATCGACTCAAAGTTCGAGGGACATTCGCTGTTGTGGTTCAACTCCATTGCCGATAAAATCGACTACAAACTCATCCCGCGCAAACATGTGCGGCCTGAAACCCACCAGGTGATCAGTCAGGTGTACGATGAAACCGGAATCGACTACTTGGAAAAGCCCTACGCCAACTACGTGCTGGAGGCAGGCAAACCTAACGATTTGGGATTGTTGGCAAAGGCCGCCGTTGGTGTTATTTATAAAAAAGGCGATGTGGCCGACTGGTCGGTTTTCGCGCAAATTTTTGGAACTCCCTTCAGGGAATATATCTACGACGATCCCTCAACAAAAAAGCAACTCGAGGAGGTGGCAAAACTTACCGAAAGTGCCAGCTTTGTTGTCCGTCCTACCAATGCCGAGTTCAAAATTCACGATACCGGAAACAAAACCGGATCGTCAGACCTTTACAGTGTCCTGGCTAAATTCTGCGACGACCAGATGAGCAAACTCATATTGCTAAACACAATGACCACCGATGCCCAGGGCGGAAACTACAAGGGCGAAGTACATGCCGAAAGCGAAGAGGCCGTAACCAAAGCCGACAAACGCTTTGTACTCCGGATTCTTAACGAGAAATTCAAACACATCCTGCAAAATTTCGGTTATGCCGTAGAAGGTGGCTGGTTTGGCTATGAGGACCAGGAAGAAATGAGCCTGAAAGAGCAGCTTGAATTCGATTTAAAGTTTCACGAAAAAGCCCCCCTTGACGAGGACTATTGGTACGAAACCTACAACCGACCCCGCCCAAAGAAAGAATCGCTTAAAAGTGAGGTAATGAAGCCTGAGGGGGAAGGCAAGGACGGTGACGATGATCCACCCAAACCCAAAATGAAAAAGCAGGACTTAAACGACAAAACGAGCTGGGCAAAACAGTTGCGTGATTTTTTTTTTCGGCATCCGGTAAACCTGCACGATGAGCTAAACCTGCTTTACTACGATCATGCCTGCCACTCCGGATGCAACCACGAACCGCTAAACCTGTCCGATGACCTGTTCAGCAGCCAGCAGCTTATTCACAATGCCCTGGCCAACATCTTTACCGACGAGCGTTACCGCGTGGGCAACAAGGTTGAGCCCAACCTGTGGCAGCAAACTTACAAACAGCTTAACCAGGCCGTTGACGAAGGCTTTGGTAAAGCGGTTTACAATTCTGCCGACTTCGATTTCCTGAACGAGCTTAAAACAAACAATGGCGTATTTGCCGCTTTTAAAGCCCATGCAGCACAAACCAAAATGGCCGGGCAGTTACTTACCCCCGATGGCAAACTAAAGAACTGGGCGCAGTTTAACAAAGATACCAAGGCTTTAATCGAAACCAACCAACGACACCTGAAGACTGAATACGTTACTGCAGTACAACGGGCCCGATCGGCTGAGCAATTCCGTGGGTTTCAAAAAACAGCACACCTGTATCCTAACATCACCTGGACACCCAGCCGGGCGGCCGTGCCCGATAAAATACATATTGGCTACTATGGCACTACGTTACCCATCAACGACCCCTTCTGGGCTGCCAACTATCCCGGCAACCGCTGGAACTGCAAGTGCGGATGGGAGCAGTCGGATGGCGATGTGTCCGGATATCCTGCTGATATAATTAAACCACAACCAGGGCTTGACGAAAACCCGGCCATTTCAAAAGCTATCTTCAGCAAAACGCACCCTGCCCGCACCATAGTTAAAAAAGCAGCGGCCAAATCAATTGAGCAGCAAGCCAAGGCACTGGTAAAACAAGATGCCTGGCAAACCCTCAGGCAGTGGCGCGATGCCAGCATCGATGAGCGCGACGGACTTCTGGTAAAAAGTTCTAGGCTCCTCACGGGCGAGCTGAAGATCATCCGCCGATCGATTAAAACGATAAACCAACACACGGCTGATTTAAGCGTAAAGCAATACATTCCCTTTATGAGTGGCGATGTTGACAATTGGGAATACATTGGCTACGCACTTACCGCGCCTGATAAACATTTAGAAAGCGATTGTTTTTTGTATTACAAAACCAAAATAGGCGGCAAAACAAAGTATTTAAACATAATGTTACATAAGGATTTAAATACCGAAGTGCCATATGCTATTATAAATGATATTGATATGAGTAGGGTTATTCAGGGCGATCCGCCCATGCTGGATAAGTATCAAAAAAAATAAGGCTTTAAAAAAGCGTCGAGGCGGATCTAAACCGAAGCGTCTCACATTTTAAAACCTCGTTGCAAATATACAACGCTTATGTGTTAAAAAGCAAGTTTTAATTAAAAATAATTGTAATGCAAAACTTCATCAACAAAGTAAACCGGGCAGCAGCCTACCTGCAAAGCGATGTGCTCGATGATGTGGGCATTCAGGCCGTGAAGCATTTTAAACAGAGTTTTCACGACGAAGCCTTTAGCAATGCCAGCGATAAGGACATGCCCTGGCAGGAAGTTAAACGCCGCCAGAACGGGCTCAAAAGAAAGGGAGATTCAAAATATTCTAGTCGCAAAATTCTCACAGGCATACATGGAGAGTTAGGCTCAAGCATTAAGCATCTACCTCAAGGCAGGTATGTGGCCATCATTTCACCAAAGAAGTACGCAGAAATACACAACCTGGGTGGTAAAGCTGGCAGGGGCAAAGGATTTATAATGCCAAAACGTCAGTTTATTGGCCCCTCGCTGGTACTAAGCCAAAAAATTGAGAATAAAATTACCCAACGCTTTACCAACATCTTTAAATAACACCACCATGATCAACCTTTATCAATCCATCCAAAACCAAATAAACACCATCCCCGGCTTTGCTGCCATCGATATCGAAGGTACTGAAGAAGCCAAACTGCACCCGGCAGCATTTATAAAAATACAGCCGCTCACCTACATCCAGTTGCTGGAGGATCAGCTTATAGCCGATGTTAATTTCACCGTGCGCATCGTGCTCAACCCGGTGCACCGCAGCGGGGTAAACTCACCCATGCTCACCGAACTTAAAAACAGCTTTGCCCTGGTGGCTGCCGTAAAGTCGCAACTGGTTAAAATGCCTATCGACTACATCGATGGCGTTATGCTGGTAGGGGAGGATCTGCGTAAGGTAAATGGCAAATACATTGCCTTGCTTTCGTTTAAAGGAGCAGCTACTTTGGTAATCGACGATTACACCCCTCCGGTTACCGAACCCGCACCGCCCGATGCTCCTACATCACCAGGAGATGACAATGTGAATATCATTAACTAACCTTTATATATTAATTTCAAGTATCATGAGTAAAAAACTAAATCATGTAAGCAAAGGCAGCCTGTTTGAAACCGAAATACAGGCCGCAAGTATTGAAGAGGCAATTAACTTGCTTCAAAAACACATCGATGGCATAAAGCCCGAGGGTGAAATAAAGAACGTGCAACTACGTGCCTTCGGGTTTGTTACCACCGGATATCATAGCATTGAGCCTGATGCTGATAAAAAGGTTGCTTTTGTTAAAGAAGTCCGTCGAGTTTTAGATCAAGTTCTGAGTTCAGCTCTGAATAAAGCTCATTCAGGTGTTTAATGTACATAGGCTGTACGCGCTTTTTGTCATCTGCACTTAGTAATTCAAATAATGCTCTCGAAAGGGCGCATGCTTCAACTGATTTTGCAAGTGTTTGCATTAAAATTTTTTGTTCCATAACAAATTATTTAAGAGTGATTTAATCAGACAAATGTATCAACTTCATTTGCTAATTACAATATCCTCTTAAACCATAAAAAAAAGCCCCCGAACTTCGGGGGCTTTTTAGTTATACAGGGTTTGCCTGTCCGGCAAAAATATCCCTAAGCCGGTGCAGGTAGTACATATTACCATCAAGGCTGTTTTTGCCACCGGGCAGCTCCTGGGTGTGCCCGCTGCAAGCAGCCTGGGCAATTATAAAGTAAATGTCGTCCAGCACATCGGCCAGGTGGCCGGGGTCGGTTTCGGTTTGCATCAGGTTTAGCAACCCGGTTAGTATGTTCCTGTCGGTCGCATCCATGGCCAACAGGCCTTTTATCAGGTCAATTTCACTCATGGTCGGACTCCTTTCTGCCAGCACACGCTTTGCAACGAATCACCTTCACCTGATACGAATTGTTATCCTCGTGAATTGCTATAATTGCATCGCGATTGTTTTGCCCTGGTGTGCAATAGCAAAATGTACGTGTGCGAAAAACCTCGTAACCTCCGGCCTCTAATGTTTGTTTGCACAGGGTTAGTTCGCTTTTTTTATTCACAAACATGGGGTGGGGATAGGTACTCATTGTTTGCCTCCTTCCTTTTTTGCCTTTAGTATCCCAAGATCAATGAGGCGATAACCTATTTGCCTGTATGCGCCAACAATCACACTCTCATTGTTGTCATTCTTGTAACTTTTTAATTGCTCAACGAGAGCTATAGCCCAGTCTATGCAATCATCAATATTCTCATCTCTTGTTCTTGCAATTCTATACTTACTCATGAGCGGCCTCCTTCCAGTTGCAGTGTGGCGGCTTCAAAATCAATATCCAACTGCACTATGGCGCGGCGGTTCTTGAGGTAGTGGCAAAACTCGATGGTTACAAAGTTACGGCCATACAGCTTTATAAAATGCTGCGGAAACCTGCGCTTGCGCCTACTCACCATGCCGCTGCGCGTACTAAAACCAAGGCTTTGCAACACGGCTTGCTGGTAGTAGTAGGCTTTGCCATTAACCACTATGGGCATTATGCCGTTAAAAGGTTTGTACAATGCCAAATCGCCCCGCATTAAGTCCACAAGTAACTGGTCAACCTGAATAGCAAACCGTGGATCGAGCCATTGGGCAAAACGCACGGCAATTAGATAATCGGTACACCAGGTGCCTTGATTGCCTGGAACACCTCCTTTTTTTACAATTACCAACTCTTCCGAAGTGAGATTCTTCACTTCGGACAAAATGTCAATGTACTGACAGGCATCGTCAGTCTTCAACCAGTCTACTGGTCGTTTTGAGCTTCCATAAGGTTTGGCCATCTGGGTTAGGTTTACATTCACGTTGTCGCTCATCAGCTCAACGGAAAATTGTTGATGGTTTAGTTCAACCATCCGCAGGCTCGTGGCCTTGCTTTCATTTAATTTATTCATTATTTGTGAATTTTTTGCATGCGGGCATAAAAAACGGCAGCCCACTTCCCGTTGCAAAAGCACTTCACAGGGCTTGAACCGGCCATTACAACCATGTTCACGGGGTTAGGCTGCCGTATATCGTGGGCATAAAAAAAGCCCGATATACAGTGTACGGGCAGCTTGCTACCCTGTGAAAAATACTTTTGCACTGCAATAGTACGATATTTTTTATGTGTATGCAAGTTTTTGGTTAAAATTTTTGGTAAAAACCGGAAGGCAGCGCAAGCTGCCCGTCCGGTTTAGCTTACATTTGTAGTGCTAACTTAAAAATGTAAGAAATGAAAAAAAATGAATTTAAGAACTGGTTGCTATCAAAAACGGGCAACCCGTTTCCTGACGAACCGTTATTCGATGCCTGCCTGAGCGAGGCCATCGAATTGTTTAACAACTCAAAATTTGACAACATTCCTATGGCTGATCACCTTTCGCCTGATGAGCAGTTGGAGTATGTTTCACGCACATTTCAATCGAACGCAAAAGCGCTTCTTCTACACGCTGCTCAATCTCCAAATATTGTTTTTCGAGGTGTTCGTTTGGCTTATTACAGCCACGACAAGGACAAGTGGTTACTTCAACTTTCTCAATTAAATGTTGAAGGTTAATGGTAATGTGTTTCATGGTATTTTAATTTTTGATTAGATAATTGACAATAACCCGCAATCCGGGCAGCTATAATATTCGTAATGTCCATCATACAGCACATGCTCCAGTTTGGGGTGTGTGCATTGGTGTTGTAATTGGGCAATGGCCTTATTTAACTCATCAAGGCGTTTTAAAAGGCTTTCACGCTCTTTAAGTAGGGTAGTAGCAGTTGGCATGGCTCACTATATTTCGTTATAAATCAATACCGCCGTGCAAACAGCCATCACCACTACCAATATCACAATGGCATACTTCCATACTAAATGAATAAACTTTCTCATAACGTGTTTTTTAAGAGTGAAAAATAAACAAACAAAACAACAGAGGCCACTACCCAAAACACCCCCAGCCATTGCGCCAGCTTTCGGCGTTTGTTGCTAAACAGCCTGCCACGCCAAAACTGTATTTTGCGGCCAAACACAACAATGGCTACCTCGGTCTCCAGTACCACATCCAGGTGGTCATCATCCTTCAGCCCGGCGGTTATGCCGCGTTGAAAATGATAGCTGGGCATTTGGTAGTTGCCGGCCATATACAGCAGCGCAATGCCTGCCTGCAGGCCAATGTCGGCCAGGTTAGTGGTGTAGTTTGTCATCCGGTTAATGGCCAGCATGGTCACAAAGGCCATGGCCGATTGCGTAAACCAGGCGGGCGTTTCCAAAAAATGGATATTGCGTATGGCTTGTGCCAGCATGGGTGGTTTGACGGGGTCGTTTTTGTGATAAAAGCAGCCGTTTTTACGGCCACTCAACACGGTTCTGTAAGCATTCAGCATCGCGAATAGAACCAGGTAAATTGAAATTTCGATAATTTGTGTCATGATGTTAGGTGTTAATTTTGTTTTTACTGGAATTAAGTTCGTTGAAAAGGCTTTCTCCCAAGGCTTTGCATACTATCCTGTGTGCGTTTCGGCTGCGAAACGGAGACATCCATTTATTGCCTCGTTTCATGCGTACGGTTAAAGGCATGTTCATTTCAATAAAATACAAACAGCCCTCCATTGTGGTCAGATCGTGTGTGATACTGGGTTTCATTTTTTTTAAAACAGTTTTAATTGTTCCTCAGCTTTGCGGTTCATCTCCCTTAGCTGATGCTTTGCGTTGGTGGCCAAATACGAATAAAAGGTAGCCCGCGAAATGCGGTATGTAGGATATATGATTTCTTTGTACACCCACTCCTGTGTGCTACCGGAGCGGTTGGTGTGCTCCAAAACAATGTTTTGAATGTCGATTATCCTTTCCAATTTATTACGCTTTGTATAGGCCATTTTAGTCGAGTATGTTTTCCCACCGCCGCTGCGCCAGGTAGGTTTCGGGGTATGGAAATTGTAGGTTCTTGCGTAAATAATTAGCCCGCAAACGGCGTATAAAGCCCAAGGCCATTATTTTTTCCTCATCGGGCAGCAACCCCCAGAGCTTCTTACATCGTTTCATATTGCCCACCTTATAGGCATACACCGTCCAAAACTGATCGAAGCTAAGGTTGATGTTAGTGATATCCTTTACAGCACAGCCAACATCGGTAAATCGCTTTAAATCGTCCACGGTAACGGGCAACTCTTTGCCCAGTGTGGCTTTAAATTTAGGGCCGGCGTCGTTGTTAAACTCCAGGCCGATAAGCTGACCATCGAGGTTGTAGTACAACAACACAACGCACTCCGGGCGTTTTGGGCATATCAAACTATAGGTTAGCTTCTGCTCGGTCATAGCTCTGGTTGTTAACAGTTGTCCACCTGTCGGCCTGGTATTTGCATATTTCAGAAGAAACACGGTCAACAATGTTCATCTCGTACACCCCCGGGGTGAGGGCGTTTTCAATGTTGAGCAATACAACATAAAGCGCGGCCACATCGCCGGGTTCAAGGCTTAGGGTGTTTTCGCGCTTCAGTTCCCGTGTTCTCATGCGTTTCACAACCTTTTTCATGAGCTGTGTTACCATCTCGCGTGTCGATTCGGGACGGATAACAATAACCGGGAATTGGAGCAGCATCATCAGCAGCGACTCCCATTCCTGGTTACTCAGCTTCAGCTTCAGTTTCGCTTCAAACATGGTTAAAGGCTTGAGAAGTTTAAATCAACGGCACGGTATTCACCCTGACCATCTTTCTTAAATACACGCATGTACCGCTTGCTGTGGTTGCGCGAAATGGATTGTTTTATCAACTCCATGGCCTCAATCCATAGTGGGTGTTTAATTTTCAATTTAAACAGTCCCAGTACTCTTTTTATGTCCATTTTGCCGCGGGTTGTGGCAAACGCATGTGAGATGATCTCCTGGAGTTCATGATCCACACCCCCGGTTTTTTCTTCCAGGTATTCTTTTATTTTCAAGTGAGCAATCTGGATGCTGTCATCAAAATCAACGGTCTCCTGTATCGAGACTTCAATCTTGATCTCTTTGTCGAAACTGGTAATAGAATAGTTGCCTTTGCCATTCTGCTTCACCTTTGCCTCTTCAAGCATTGCGTCAAAAAGGGCGTCAGCCACATCAAAGCTTTCTGCCTTGAACAATTTAAGCTTATCGCTCAGCGCAATCGCTTTATTGTAAATGCTCATCGCGATCCGCTCACGGTCCTTGTCTAGTTTTGGTACGTAGGTAGCCGGTACCGCATTACCATTGTGGTCTTTCCAAATTTTCTTTGCCATGTTATTAGTATTAAGTGGTTTTTAATTCAATTTGCTTTAACTCAAGTATGCGCTTTCTGTTTGATTTTCGGAGTTCAGCAACGCCTTCAGCTGTTAGTCCAAACCTGCTGAACACGTTTTCGTAGGCATCTGATTTTTTGAGCATGTTATACAGATCGTCAAGCACGTCATCTTGCTGCTGTAGCTTTCTGATGAGCACATAAGGAGGTTCGTCAAGGTTGGCCGTGTTTAGGTTTTCGGCCTCGGTAACGGCGGCTTCCGATTCGTAAATCATACGCTCCACATCGTGCATCATGGTGTGATTCTTTCGGGCAGTAACCAAAAGCGAAATGATAACCATAACTGTTACCAATAAAATTATGTAATAGATTATTTCCGTTGTCATGATGTTAGTTATTTTGTGATAAATACAACTCCTTTTCAGCACGCTCATTCTTACGGTCGCGCACGTTGTGCAACTTGCGGTGCAGGTTTTGCAGCTCGCTTACCGATTCAATTTCGTACAGATGCTTCCCTGCTATGCGGGGGTTCATCATAAATCGGTTCACGGCATTCCAATCCTTTGTGTCGATGCCACATTCCGACATCATGCGCAAACACTTGTGCCGTAATTCCCTGATGTCTTTTGGAGCTTCCTGTTTCTTCTTAACCAACAGATCCTCGAGCCAGGCGATGATCACATCCAGGTCATCTTCGCTCATGTCCATTGTACTTGTAACCCCGTACGATTCAAGTATCGACTCTTTCACGTCGGCCATCAGGGTAACGTGAAGCAAGGCGTGAAACCGCCTGCGCTTGGCTTTCATGGCGTTAGTTTCCATAACCTTTGGGCATTGAGTAAACGGGCATTTCGCTCACATCGCCCGAGTAGTTTAACATATGCAGGCGGCTGCGTACCGAGGCTATGCGCACTTCGATGTTGTTAATCTGCCTGATGTCGGCAATGGTTTCAGGCTTAATGGCCTTTACACGCTGGTTTAAATCGGCCAGCTTGGCCTCCAGCTTACGTTTTAACTCTGGTGTGTTCATAACAATTTGTGTTGTTGATTTAAAAATGTTTTCACTCATTTCAGCTGCTCGCCGACCTACCAGGCCTGCAACCAGCTTCCCGTCCTTAATAAAGGTGAGTGCACGGGTCCTTTTGTTGTAGTGAGTAATCATTTGTGTGTGATTTTATTTAACATTTCCCCAGTATTTTTCAGCCCCTTCGGGCCATATGGTGAAGGGCTGGGATTCTCCTTCTAAATATCTTGATTCAGCAAGCACTTTAAAGCCCTCTGTAAGCATCTTTACATCGCTGTCGTACCACACGAAATTGGCCACCGATCCTATTGGCATCTTTTTATCATCCACATGGGTGATCCAGATAAAGAGCTTGTCGGGAAACATACGGGTGATTTTTATATACTCACTCTTTTTCAGCATCGCGTGCTGTATCGAGTCGATGACCACGATGTTCTGGCTTTTCTTTTTGCTCAGTCGCTCCACCATTTCGTCCATCGATTCACGTGTAATGACAAATCTCCCTCTTAATAATGCCATATCAACCCGCTCCATCACCATCTGCGTGGTGCGCTTAATTCCCTCTTCCAGCGAATTATAATACACCCTGTCGAACCGCGCTAAATACTTGCACAATAAAAATATGAACGTCGTTTTTCCGGATGCTGATTTTCCGCCTATGATCCAACTTCCTGCTTTTTCCGGTTGGCCTATCGTTTGCCTGAACTGGCCATCGAATGGTAAGGTGTTAAACTTTTTGCCCAGAAGATTAGCAACCGTGTAGGCTCTTCTCATTTAAAAATCGTTTAAACGGTTACTTACTTCTGTTTAATGGCGTGTATTTTACGTTTAACACGGCGCAGGTCGTAACCGTACTCCTCAGCTTCTTTTACTACTTCTTTTATAGCGGCTTTATCGGCCACTCCATTGGCCATGCAAATGCCCATAATGTCGCTGGCATTAGCCGTCATGATGGGGATGAACTTACTCCCCAACCGGCTGTAAATCTCCTTGTATCCCTTCTTATTTAGCCTCAGGCCGCGCAATATCCTCTTTTCAAAATGATCGGTTGCCGACAGCACAATGCCGCAATGATCTTCGAGCTGGTTGTACAGCGTGATAAAGAAATACAGCACGTGATCGCTTAGCTTATCGGCCTCGTCAATCAATATGAGCGGGCTGTCGAGCTTTTTAAGTACACGGATCAGCTCGCTCATCATTTCGCCTACCGTGTAGCCTTGTGGGTTGCGTCCCATTTCGTGAAGCAGCTCGCCCAGGAAGTTCTTCCTATTCCAGTACTCGTTGCACACGATGTGGAAGGTGTTGGGTGTGCCCTGGGTGTAATGCCGCATGGCCATGCTCTTACCGCTTCCGGCATCACCCGAAAGTGCCAGCACGTTGCTAAACAGCTTGGCGTTTTCGAGCAGTGAGGTAATACGGACAAATGCCCGTGTTTCGACTACGTTCCAGGCACGTGGATTCCAGCCTGTTTGCGAACCAACCCAACGCCACATTTCGTCAGTTATCAGTTCCCAGTTGCCGTTCAGAATTTGGCTCACCGTGGCCGAGCTCACTTTGCTCAGGCTTTCGGAGGCCTTTTTTTGCGAGCCGTAGCGGGCACAATAGCGCGCCAGGCTTTCTTTGATTTGATTTTTTTCGAGTGTGATCATAACTTTGTGAGTATTAAAGTAATTCGTCAATTCCGGCGTTATCGTCAAGCCCGGCATACACCATGTTACTGATGTTTTTTGTGTAGGTGCCTATATCGGTGGCCATGGCCTCAGCACGTTTCTTGTTTAACCCTTTTATTTTAGGCATTTGTAACCCATGTTGCGCGGGGTGCACTCCGGCTTTCTCCATGAGGCCCTCAATTTCATCCTTCTGGGTGATGCGCATCTTAGCAGCTTCGCTTTGTTGCAGTTTAAAGAATTCGGCTTCCCAGGGTTCCTGTTCCTGAATGTTGCGGTGTACCTTGAGGTAGGTACTGGCCTGTGCCACAAAGCGCATCGATCCGCTTGAGTCTAAATCGTATAAACACACCATGCTCATGTCTGCCGGGTCGTATTTAACATAGAATTTGGCCTCCACGTTGTTGCTCAAAAACTCCAGGTCGGGCATGCCCTCATCGGTAAGTACCTCGTAGGCATACGATTGTTTTTTAACCTGTATTTCAATTCCGGCAGCGGTGTACGTGCTGGGTTTGGCCGTGGTAAGCCAAAACATATCTACCATATCCCACAGCTCAACAAGTTCAGTTTCAGGATTGGTGGAGGAGTAGTACATTTCGTTGCGGCTTTTGCCCGTTGCATAATGCTTTGCTTCGTTCCACTCGTTGCGGCGTTGCTGGTATCTTTTCTTCACCTCGTCCAAAGTGGGGAGGTCGTGCTTGTTGGCCAGTATAAATTCCATGTTGGGGTGCGACTCAAGCATGTTAGCTGTTATGTTCATTCCGGTAAAAAACCAGTCTTGTTTTAAATGCTGGCGTTGCAGGCGGTTAAACATGCTTTCGATGGTTTTCGATTTGCCGTTGTAGGGCTGCGTGGGTATGTTCAGGTGTGCCAGTTTGCCCAAAAAGTTTGAGCTGTATAGCTTTTTATGGCCTCCCTGGTTGTCGTAGCGCATTTCGTAGGGTTTGTGCCCGGCTGATTGTACAGCCATTTTAAAAGCATAGAATTGCGCTTCAAAATCCTCGCTTTCGCTAATGTGGTATCCCAGCAATTTCTCACTAAAAGCATCGCCAACCTCATATACCATACAGGTACCTATTTTAAAGCGGTTTTGCTCATCACGGTACTGGTAAAAGTAGTTAAGCTTTGTACCATCGCTATACCACAGGCTGTCGCGCATGGTGGGCATTTCGGTACGGTTCTGGCGAATGTACTTTTCCTTGTATTTAAGCTCACCGTAGCGCGTGCCGTACCATTTTGGCTTAATGTCGGGCCGGTACAGGTAATTGCGTAAAGTTTCTACGCTAGCAAGCTGCTTCCATCCTTCGTCTATGGCTTTTTCGTTATGTCCAATTAACAATTGAGGAAGTGTCAATCTGCCTATTGGCGTTGCAAACCGGGCTATTATCCATTCTCCCTGCTCGTCGGTTATCTTCAGGGTATTCTGGTTGCCATGCTTTTTGCTCACCAGGCTTTCGTAGCCATCCTCAACGTATTTGTTTATTTTGCGCACAAACGATTGCTCGTTTCCGGGTAATGTGTTGGGGTAGGCGTCTGTAACAGACTCGCTTTTAACCGCGGTAAACGCCCTTGTCCAGAAACCTGCAGCCATGCTGCGGCGGCCTTTTTTAATGCGTTCGTACATCATTTCGTTTTTAATGCGGATCACGTTGTTTAGTATGGCCGCATCGTTACAATAAAGTTCCTTTTTCTCGTCGTTTAAATAGAACCCCGACTTGGTGATGTACTTATTGAAGAAAGCACGTGCCGCCGGATCGGGCGTGATGGTGTGAACGAAGGGTTTGTTGGCTGCTTTTTCTGCCGGGTCGCCATATTTTTCTTTTATGGCTTTTTTAACCTGCATCGGAAGCCGGTCGAGCCGGTAAAGGGCAGGGTGACCTCCTCCGCCATGGCGAAGTGATATAATGAACCTTCTGTTTTTCCAGTTAGCATATTCATATTTGCTAATAGGTACAATCTCTCCACCTTTATACTTTACCAGCTCATCGCGCTCAACACACAGAACATTATTGTAAAATTCCATGGGTTTACTTTTTAAACGTGTTAATCAATTGCTCGCGGGTGGTTATAATAAGCTCAAGCGCTTTATACGCCCCCTCGAAGGTACTCCCGGTACGTATGGCCCACCCCTGGCGAACGGCCTCGGTACTTTTGCCTAACATGCGGGCTGCAGTTGCAAAATCGCCCGGAATCTTTTTTTTGTTAATTTCGTTGACATCCATGTTGCTTTATATTTACTTTTGTTATATTATTACAAGTGCAAATATATAGGATATATTCTAAATGTCAAGAAAAATATAAGATATTTTCTATTTTTTTTATGAATACTATTGAAAGAATAAAGCAGTATATTGATCACAAAGGTATTAACATTAGAAAATTCGAGCTAAGTGTAGGTTTTTCTAATGGTTCTTTTGGGTCTCAGCTAAAAAACAAGAAATCAATTGGGGTTGATAAGTTAGAAAATATCTTAAACGTTTATAGTGACATAAATCCAACATGGTTGATAACTGGCGAAGGAACGATGCTAAAAACTCCCGTTTCGCTGTATCGTGAAAATGAAACGCCCGTGGGTTTATACCGCGATAACGAAACGCCAGTGGGTTTGCTGCGCGAAAACAAGAGCAATGCCGGATCACCTTATAAGGAAGATTTAATCGACAAAAAAGACAAGCAAATAGCCCTGCTTAACCAGGAGATAGGCATGCTAAAATACCAGATAAGCGAGCTACAAAAAAAACTTACCGGTAAGTAACATTTCGTTTTGTTTTGGTACATAAAAAGTGCTTTTGCAAAAAAAATATGTTAATTTTTTTCAAAAATCACCCTAATATAAGGTGTTATCGTGCTTTTTATCAATAATTTACAAGGCTAAAAAACAAAAACCGAAAGGGTATTATGGGGGGGTCTATGTTGAAAAAACCCCACTTTTTAACACTTTTTTTAAGCACTATGGGGGGGTCTATGTCGTTTTTTTAGATATGCAGGTGAATACCCAGGTGAATACCCAGCCTGTATTTTTGAACTCATTTAAAAAAATCCCCATTCAAAAAAAAATCCGGTATGGGGCATAATAAATACACCCGCGTACCGGCCTGTAATTAATTAATAAATCGTGTTAAGTGTTTGTTTTATAGCCTCAATGGTATTATTAAGGCTTGGTGGTGGGTATAATGGTAGTGTAGTGGTAGCGTTGTTTCTATCAGGGGTAGTTAATGCCGTCCAAACTACCTCAAAATGGTAAAGTATGTACTTTTCGTTTTAATCGCTTGTAGTGCTGCAATGTGTCTGTAATGCCCGTCAATAAAGAGATTCAAAAAATTTTGGCAAAATTTGAGAGAGGATGTTTGGTTATTGGCTTTATAGATTNTCGAATTTGTTCAGCATAATCAAGCATAATAATGCCGTTTCGAACAAGAATACCAATCAGGCTGACAATCCCTAATATGGAGGTCACTCCAAAGTTGAGTCCCATGATCAACACACCAAGCACGGCTCCAATAATACTTAAAGTTGACGACCCCATGACCAGTAAGGCCAGGTTGATTTTTCGAAAGTGAAACACCAGGATCAGGAAAATAATAAAGATACTCATGAACAAGCCGCCGGTAACCTGCGGCAGCATCTCCGAATCGGTTTCATACGCACCACCATAACTCAAACTGGTTCCCTCGGGCAAGGGCTGACTATCGGCTATTTTTTTCACAGATCGGAATATCTGGTTCAAATTCACNCCNCGTTTCACATCGCTTACAATGCTTATGGTTGGTACTCCGTTTCGACGAATTATCTGACCTTGTGTCCAGTCGGGCTTAACGTCAGCGATTTGACGTAACGGAACAGAAACTCCGGGGATCAGAGAATGAATGTATTCATTCTCAATATCGCTGAACGAAACTTCATGATCGCGTTCTGCTTTTAGCTTTACTGCAACCGGATAATCGTTTTCCCATAAAGTTGTTAATGGTACTCCATCAAAACGCATAGCCAGGTTTGTGGCTACAATTGTTTTGTTAATCCCTAACCGATTAGCCTCTATATCGTTAATATCGACATGTGTGCCTGCCAACATTTCTTCAAAATTGGTATGCACCCAGGTTAATTCCGGCACTGTCCGCATTTTAACAATTAGTGAATCAGCGGCTGATTTTAAATTAGCAATATTATTTCCTGAAATAAGTATCTCAATTGAGTTGGCAGCTTCCTGGTAATCGAGCTGTTTAAAGCGAACATGCGCATTGGGGAAATATTCTGCANAAAAGTCTGTATATTCATCAAGAATTTCTTCTGTTGCCCGGTTCGAANGAGTATTTACAATAAACTGCGCATAATTGCGAGCGGGCAGCTTAGGTGCATAAGTAGTATGAAAACGTGGTGAACTGGTACCAATAAATGAGGTAATAGATTTTACCCGATCATCTTTTTTCATCATTATTTCCAAACTGTCTGCAACCAAAGCAGTTTGTTTCAGTGAATTACCTTTAGGTAGATATATTTCAACTGCGAACTGGTTTCGTTCGGCAATAGGCATTAACTGCACGGGTACCTGAGTAAAAAGTACAACTCCCAGTAATACAGACAAGACACCTGTCCCAATGGTTATTTTCGGATGCTT